TTACAACTTCAGCTTTATTTACACTAAAGATGTTTTCAAAACCTAATAGTGTGATCTTTTCTAAAAATTCAGGAATGATAGATAGATGTGCTGATACCATTGTGAATCTTGTGAATAATACTCTTATACCTTCTGTCATTGTAAGCAGGGTTAAAAATACAGTTACAGCAAAAGACTTTCCTGAACCCCTACCGCCTGTGATAATAAAATATCTAGCTTTAGAAGAAAATAGTGCTTGGTATTTATTATTCAGTTTCAGTTTCTACAAATGTTATTACAGGCATATTGATAGCTTTATCTCCTGATGTTACATCTAATCTATTAGTTTCGTTCCAACCAAGTCTAGTCTTAGCTGCGTGTATTACAACAGCAGGTACTTTATCCTTTACACATTCATAATACTTAGATTTAATAAAATCCTGCTGTATGCTTTCTATTTCTTCTACTTTAGCTGCAAATTCTTCATCTTCTTTTAGCCACTTATAAAAGTTTGTTCTTGACAAGTCAGTTGCCTTTAAAGCTGTTGTTATTACTCCTAGACTTGACTCTAAAGCTTTTAGCAATCTCTCTTTGTTAATCTTTGTTCTATTTTGTTCCATTTTTAATTGCTTTTTGTCCTGTGAATTGCTCCCATCTTTCTATTATAACATCACAATACTTTTCATCTAATTCCATTCCGTAACATTTTCTATTTAACTTTTCTGCTGCTATTAGTGTTGAGCCACTTCCTAAAAATAAATCTAATACTATTTTATTTCTTTGTAGTATATTTTCAATAGCCATAACTGCTAAATCCACAGGTTTTTGTGTAGGGTGTAAATAAGAACTTGCACTATCTTTGCCAACACTCCAAACACTACCAAGTCTTTTGCCTATTATCTCAGCTCCTCTATGATAAACTAAAGCAACTTCATAATCAGTTGAAAATGTTTTTTTTAAATCCCCAATACCACCACCCCCTTTATCCCATACAATTATGTTGGATAAATCTCCTATATCTTCACAAAATTCAATCCATTGTTTTATAACCTTCCAAGATGTCCATACAAATACAAACCCATTAGAATACAAAGGTAGATTGTTTATCCATTCAGTAATAAAAGTATCATCATTTTCTAATAAATCAAACTTGTCTGTTTTAGTTCTCATATTAGATTGATAAGAAACACCATAAGGAGGGTCTGTAAATACCATATCTGCTTTCTCTCCATTCATTAGTTTAGCTACATCATCTGAGATTGTGCTATCTCCACACATTATTCTATGCTCTCCTAGCTGCCAAATATCTCCCCTTTTTACTTTGCTTTCTTTTACTTCAGGTATTTCATCATCTTCTATTAGTCCTGCTTCAGGTTCTTTATCATCTTCATTTTGCCATACATCTAAACCCCATTCAGCAAGTTGAACGCTATCCCATTCATTAGCTAACATATCCCATTCCCATTCTCCAAACCCTACATTGTCTTTAACGATAAATTCTTTTTTTTGTTCTTCTGTAAGTCCTTCTGCTACTTCAATCCATACTTCTTTTAGTCCTGCATCTTTACTAGCTTTTAATCTCATATTGCCACCAAGCACCATCATATCTTCATCTACTACAATAGGTCGTAACTTTAACATTTCAGGAAACTGTTTAATGCTTTGTACAAGCTTTTTAAATTTGTCGTTTTTAATTATTCTAGGGTTGTTAGGGTTTCCCTTTACTTTATCAATCTTAACTTGTTCTTTCATAATATATAATAGAATTTTTTTTTATTTGTTTTTCTAATACCTAGCCATTCTTCTTGAGAAACTATTATCAAATCTTTTCTTTAGCTCTTTACTTATTGCATTACTTACCATATCTTCGGCAATATTATATTTTTTAGATATATGATCTAAGCTATTATTAGGATTTTCAAAATAATACTCTACTGCTTTCTTTTTTAGTTCTTTTAAATATTTTGTAGATCTTGGTTTCATATCTTAATCAAATGATTCATTTATTCCTCTTTCTCCTACTAGTTTTTCTTTAGCTCCTTCCCAAAGCATATCTCCTCTTTTCTTTTTACTTAAAGATGCTTCAGTTCTTTTTATACTAGGCATACCCTCAGTTGGTTCTGATTGCATCCATAAACCACAATCACAAAGAGCTTGAATAGTTCTCCATTTACCTTCTCTATAAGCTATTGTTGCTTTCCCTATTTCCTGCTCATTTCCACATTTACATTTGTATAGTGTCATTGTGCTAGTCCTCCTGTTTTAACTTTACCCCCATTAAAGATTCTATCTAATTCAAAGTGTAAGTGATTAATAGCTTTTCTAATATCTTGTTCAGCAGGATTACCCTCTTTATTCCCTGCTCTTAATAGATAAGTTATAGCTGTTCCTATATTATAGTTGTCTGCCTGAAAGTCCTCTACAACTTTCCTAGCTTCTATTTTATACTTCTTACCTATATAGTAGTGAGGTATTTCTTCTTTCTTTTTCATTTATTGTATTTTTTATATAGTTTTTTAATTTCATCAAAGCAAGTAGATATGCAAGAACCACAATTAGTTGTTGGTGAGTAATTAGTGTTATGAATAGTGTTGTAAGTTTCTATCATTCTTTTCTTTGCTTCTACATCTTTTGCTCTACCTGTCTTTAAGTCTTTCCACATATCTAATATTTCTTCTATTATTTCTTGTGGTAATTCTTTAGGTGTTTCTATCTCAGTTGTCTTTTGCCATTTCTTAGGATTGTCTGCACATTCCATAGGAGCTAAACGTGCTTTAACTTTCATAAAGCATTTGCATATAGAACAATTACCTAGCAAACTTAAATACTTATCACAAGATCGGCATATTGCTATTCTATCTTCATATACTTCATTTGGTACAAAAAACTTGTTCACGCAATTACAAGTTTAGGATATTCAAATCCAAATTGCATATAAAAACTGTCGTGTGTTTTTGGGTTATACATCTTCATTTAATTTCTTTTTAATTATTGTTCTTACTTTGTCTATTGTATTAAATATACTATTTCTGCTTATCTTAGTCTTTGCAGCTAAACTATCAAGAGTGTTGCCTTCATAATAATAAAGCTCAAAGATTTTCTTGTCGTACCAATACACATCATCTAATACCTTATCTATTTGTTCTATCTTATTTATCTTACGGTTGTCTACTTCTTCATTCGGTATGTTTGATATATCTTTATAGTTAAAACCATCAGGAATAAAATAATCATTAGTATCGGTAGTATAACTTGAACTATAAATAGAGCTATCAATATGTGTATAATATTTTTCATACTTGTAATAAAAACTACTTCTAGGACTTGTTAAAGATCTCCTTAGTGCTACTGCTCCATATCTTGTAACTCCCTCTAGTCCATCTTTGTCGTAAATACTTTTTAAAGTGTCAGGGTTCATTTGTAAAAAGTAAAGCATCAATTCTTGAACAGCATTGTTTATTTTATTCTCATCAGTAGTCAATCCAAAAGCCATATCTCTAAACTTATCACTAAGTGTAGCTATATCTTTGTAGATTTTATTCATTTGTTGGCTCTAATTTATCTAGCTTTTCTATTACTTGTTGTAGCATTTGCTCTAACACAACTTTGTAAGCCCTTATTGATGCTGAGTTAGTTTTAGTTTCTATTCCTGCAAAAAAACCACTTGTAGCGACAGATAAGTTAATTGGTATGATCGTTATCCAATTATAAAAGTTATCCTCTCTAAGCCCTTCTCCGTAGCCATTATGGTATTCTGTAATCAAATCAATAACATCTAAATAGTTTTTAAATCTTGCCTGGGTTGATACTTCTTGTGAGAATTGTTTACACATTGTAATGTAAACCTCAACTATTGATTTGTGTTCTTCACTTGAATAAATTGGTATGAGCATACGCCAAAGATAATAAAAAAGTTATTCTATTCCTTTTTCTCTTTTTAAGTTTTTAACAGCTAACTTGTAATAAGTTATTTTATCTTCATACCACCATCTAGCAAACTTAATCATTTGCACAGCTTCTTTTTGTTTTTCTTCTGAAGTACCCTCTCCATACTTAGCATCAAGATTAAGTGCAAATTTGTATTGCTCTCCTTGTTTGAACATATTGCAGCCAACACATTGTGGCTGGCAATTTATTTCATCAAATCTTGTAGGCAAATATCTTCTGCTTTGAAAATGCCCACATTGCATTCCTGACTTATAATGTTTTACAACTCCACAAGTAAAGCATTGTACCATACCTTCTTCAGTAGCATCTCTAAGCCTTATGTAAAGACTAAACCACTTATCTAGTTCTTTTTTTAATTTACTAATTGTTTTCATAGTCCACAGTAACCACTATCACATTCATTAAAATCATCATCAAATAACCTTGCTTGTGTTAATGTTTTTCTTATAGATTGATAAGTTATACCTTGTTTCCATTGATTATTTTTATATGATTTCATTGCAAGTTTTTCTTTGTCTATAAACCATTGCATTTTGTTCGGTTCTTTGTTGTCCATATGCTTTAATAGAATAGGGTTTCTGTGCATACAGCCTACGCAGTTATTCATATAAGCAAATCTAACAGGTTTGTTTTTCCAATACAGTTCTATTTTGTCTTTATATATACCGTCCTCTATTAGTGGAAATGTAGGTATTTGATAAGGAATATCAGCCCACCTATTCCTGCTTCCTGTTTTAGATTTTCCTATTACAGCCTTAAAAGTCATTATACCATCTGTCGGTTTACATCTTTCAATCATTGTCTTGGCTCTTTTTGTTTCATTCGCCCTAAACCCTATACGAGTTTTTACTACCTTATTAATATTTTCTCTCCAAAATTTAAAGATTGGCTCTATCTTCATTTCAACTGTGCAAAATCTACGCATAGGAGTAGGAAGTTGTATTTTATTATCTTTTCCTCTTTCTATTGTTTCATCAAAAGTTAATCCTGTTACCCAATCAATCTTTTTACCTATGTATTGTTCTAAATCTAACATAGTATAAATAATAGTGTCCATTTCTAAAGTTCCAATAAACTCAGTTCCTATTCTATCGCTTACTTCTTGTCTTATTTTTTTATCAGGAAACATACAATTTTTATCTGAAGTCCTAACAAGTGCAAATACATTATAGTCAGCAGGGTAATGAACTGCTATATAGCTTGAAGTTTTACCTCCACTTAAACTGTTTACTGTTTTCATAAGCCAACTACATCAGTCCAATTATCTTTTAAAACACCTTTTCTTGCCTTATACTTTTTCCCTCTAAATTCAGGATTTTCTTCTTGGAGCTTTGCTCTTGCTCTTTTTATACTTGGAGCAGGAGTTAATCTACCCTGTGCTATAAAAGTCAAGAAGTGCTTTCTAACATCTCTTGGGATTCCATACTTTTCTAATTCACTATCCCAAATGTTTGCAAATAATCTGTTGTCATTATCTCTTAGGTATGGATATTTCTCTAACCAATACCTTACTTTGTCTTTTGTTTTCATTCTCGTATTTTTCTAATTAACCACAGCACTATTGCTGTTAGTATTACCCATCCTATCATTTTAGTAGTTTTACAGGTTCTTGATAAAAGGGTACATTTTTTTGTCCTAAAGTATGAACTTGATAATAAGCATCATCACACATCTGTTTCATTTTATAAGTCCATTTGTAAAAAGTTCTAATGTTTAAAAATGGTTCATCTTTTCCAAATCTAACTCCATATCTAAAGGCATCTTCAACTTGATTAAATGTCATATTTCCAAATCGTTTCTCTTGGATCAAGTCTTGAGCAAATATCTTACTAAGAGTAGCCATAGTAGTTGCATCTGTTTTGTGTCCAATCTCTACTGAGGTTCTAGCGACTAAGTCTAAGACTTTTTCACTTAGCTCTTTTAGGTTTTCTTTTTTTAGTGGTTTCATAATAGTTTTTTAGCTTCTTGCCAAGCGTTTATTTGTGAGTGTAACTTGCCCATTGTCTTAGGTTTATCCCACTTCTTTTGATTTTTCTCCCAACGAACTAATCTTAATTTTATTTCAAATGTATTTTGTTTTTGGTATCTCATTTTCTTTTTACCTTCAGTCCAATAGTTTATAAAATCCTCTAACAGATCTTTAGGATAATCAAAAGTCATAACCTCAGAAATAAACTTCTCTTTAGTTATATTTATCTTACTTGTATTATTAATACTTGTATTATTACCTTCAATCTTTTTAAGTATAGGGGTATCAATCTTTTTCGTGATACCTATACATCTTTTTATTATCTGTTTTTTATCGTTCCTTTCTACAATTACAGTAATAAATCCTAATTTTTTTAAATCACTAATCCAACTACTAATAGTGTTTTTACTTACATCATATAATTCTGCAAAATAATTGTTACTTGCATAACAGTAACCTAGTTTACCACTTAGAGCTGTTATCTCTCCATATAGAAGTTTAGCATTAGGTTTTAAATTAGAATATCTAACTTCAGCAGGAATAATAGCGTAGTAGCTTGGTTTTGTCATATAATCTCTAAGTTATAGTTGCAATCTGTAAGAGCAAACTTACATTTTTCTAGCTGTTTATAAAAATCTTTGTAAGATACTTTTATGTCAGCTTGTACTTTACCTGATGTAATTCTAATAGTGGTTTGGTGACTATTACTATTATTAACCCCATTATCTTTCAGGTGTCTTTTTAAATGGTCTAAGTCTGCAAAAGTATGTTTTTCTCCCTGCATAGTAGAGTAAGCATTATAGACTTTATTAAATAATTCCCTATACTTAGGAAAGCTCCTATAATTTGATTCGTGCATTTTCTCATAGTAATAAATCAAACTTCTATCTCGTTTAAGTTGTTTAGCAATTATTGTATAATGTGTTTCATCTACCATTAGAGCTATTACAGCAGCTACTGATCTTGGTATCTGATACTTCTGATACCTGCTTTTGTAGGAAAGCGAACCTTTACGCAACCCCACTAAACTTGTAGTGAGGTCACATAAATTTTTAAAGTTTTCTTCTTGTGTCATCTTAAAAAGGCATATCTCCAGGAGTAGTACCTTTAAAATCTACACCCATTATTACATCATCATCATCAGTAGTCACAAAGCTGTCTTTAGATTTAAGTTTTTCAGTTTGATTTGTGAAATGATATCCATCTATATTGTGATAGTATTTTCCTTTAAATTCTCTTGAATAAATATTACACAAAATAGACACATCCATTCCTTCTTTCAATTTGTTTAAATGCCTAATCTTTTCTTCACCAAAAGCACTTACAGCAGTTAAGTTATTAAATTCATCTCCTGAATCAATCACTACTGTTTGCTTTTGCCATTCTTTTCCTGCTTTACTTGTACCTGTTTCTAACTCAAGTATCTTTACTAATTTCCCACTAATTTCCATATTTATTTATTTATTTAATTATTAAAAAAAGGAAGGGGTGGGATTGTAATCGTTCACAAAGTATAACAGCGAGTTAATAATTTAAATTACTAACCACCCCAACCTATGTTATTTATTTTTTAGTTTCCAATTTATATAATTTGTTAAAGTTTCACCATCAAATATTAACTTATCTTTTTCAGGAATATAAGCGTACTCCCTTCCGTTAGTGTGTTTTTTAGCTTGTAGAGTTTGTATAGGTAACCTATATAAAAACCTACCAATCCCCCAAGAAACACAAGCTCTTTTAAAAGCATCTGATACGTGTCCTTTATCTTTCTCTACGTTAGATTCTGATCCTGTGTCTGACTTCCACACCCAATTATATTCTTGTGTGCTGATATCATTACAAAGAATACCTACTTTGCAAAATAATAATCCATTTTCTTCATAGTAAATACTTTGCCAATTCTCAGCTCCTACTACTTTATCTAATAAGTCTTGGCAATCTCTTGCATCTATATAAGCTACGCAAGTTGCTTTTCCGTATTTTACGGATTGTATTCTCCATTTATAAGGGAGTTCTTTAGTTAAATCTTTTAGTTTCATATTGTTGTTATTAATGCTTTGTTATTACTCAGTTTATTATATCTTTCTTTATATTCAGCTAGTTTATTTTCTATGATTTTATTACGTTCTTCATCATAAAAATAAGAACCTTTTGGCTCAACCTTAAAATCAAAACACTCATCAAGATTAAGTTCTGTTAGCTTTATGTAAACATCAAGAGCTTCATCTATCTGATTTCTTGTTCCAAAGATTCTTATGCTTGGCTCTACTTTCTTTATATCTTGAAACCATCCCTCTGGAGATAGCTTAGAGATTGTCTTATATACTCCATTGTTATAGAAATGGAAATCTTCGCAAATTAGTAGTTCCATTGTAAGAATAGATAAAAACAAGCGTAGGTTAAGGATAGTATTCCTATAATAGCTAAGAAGAACTTAAAAGTGCTAATTTCTTTACAATTCTCATTATAGTCAATAACATACTCCTCTAATTGGTTAATGTATTCTCCTTTATCATTTTTCATATTAAAGAAGTCTAAAGCTTTTACAGGTGTAAGTCTAAAGCTTATTCCTGTTTGTTTATTTGTTAATCTCATTTTAGTTTGTTTTAAATTTATTTCGTTTTAACACAGCAAAGATAATAAAATACTTTGTTATTAACACTTGAATTTACAAACTTATTAACAATAAAGGTGTTAAGAATAGTATTTACTAGATAAGATAGGGTATTAAATAGAAAAGAATAAAACTATAATAATTAAGAAAAAATAAAATAAAGTAAGCTTTGTAGAGTTTTTTAGCTTCATTATAAAGGCATTAAAAGATTAATTGGTAGTGTACCATTGTTTAAAACTACTGTTGCACCAACAGCAGGTCTTTTCCCATATTTAGCGTAAGCCATAGCATAAGATTTTTGATTTATTCCACAACCTACTTGGGTTCCAAATACTCTAAAGTTTTTACCTACATAATGTTCTGTGTAGCATTGAGTGTGCAAATGTCCCTGGACAGTATTCATCATATCTGCTCGGCACTTTGTTCTAGCTGTACCTCCTTCTCCGTGTATATATTGTACCCCATCTTTTACGTATCTTTCAACAAAATTCCAATTAGGAGTTTCTAATACTTCTTTGTAGGATTTAATCCATTTGCTAGGTATAGCTGATGTTTGTGCTTTACGCATTATAATACGATCGTGGTTACCTATTATAACAGTAGCAACAGGAAAAGCATTTCTCCATCTTGATATGCGTTTAACAGCCAACTCTAATTCATCAGCACCCCCCATTCCATCTGCTGATGTTTCGTGGTATGATGAGTAGTGGTTATCTATTACATCTCCAATAAACACTACTTCTGTACACATAAATTCATAATACTTTTCTATACAGAATTGTAAATAACCATCAAGACAAAAGGGTTCGTGCAAGTCGCCAATCACTAGAATATTCCTAGTGTCGGCTTCTCGCATTTTTTTTATTGCTTCTACTTCGTGAGGTTTTAACCTCATCCTATTATATGAATCAGGTTTTTTATTTTTTAGATTTTCCAAAATCAGCTAAAGATTGTCCACCTAACATTGCAATTAAACTCCACCATATTTTAGATACTGCTTCTTCTTCAACTCCAAGCCAAGTAGCTATCATTGGAATTAAAATTGAGCTGATTCCTAGCCATACTTTCTTAGAAGTTAATAGCTGTGAAATAATGTAATTTTTCATAATTATTTATTTTTGATTATTAAATTAATATTCTCACCACCCAAATTTATTATTTCTTTTATCAGTAAATCCATAGCTAAAGTAGAATTATGAACAATGTCTTGTTGGCTTCCCTGTCCTACTAGGATGCAGCCCTTTGTGTCTTTAGCTGTATTACCTCTATGAAATAATATATGTGAACGATTTTTTACATCTTGAACTAATAGGTGCAAATAATTTCTTGTTGCACTTTCTCTTGGGTATCTTAATCTAACCGAATATTCCCCTATTGGAATACAAGATACACTTCTTTGGTTATCTCTATAAGGAAGTTCTAAGGTATCACAAAACCTCTCCCCATTTACAAATAATTCTCCAATAGTAGATTCATCAGTAAATGTATCTCTTAGAATTAAGAGGTTAATATGATTTGTTTTAGAGATAGTAGGTTTTATAGATTTTACACCCCCTAACCTCCTTAGCAAATTCTTTACGAACTTTAGGAGCTTTTTCATCTTTCTTATGGTATTTTGGATTGGTGCTATTTAATTTTGTTTTTTTCATAGATAAAGAATTTATAAATAGTAAAACTTATAGCAAGTATAAGTGAAACAAATGTAAGCATCTCATTGGCTTCAACTAAAGATACCCCAATAGCTGAACCGTTAGCTATTCCTACTTGTATTGTGTCTTTTAGATCTGTCATTATTATTAGATTTTGGCTTACTTTCCAAGTAGGATTTTAGCTTCGTTATGTTAGTTTTCTTAGGTTTATAGTATTTCTTCATTATGTTAAATCAGGAGTTAAAAAATCCCTTAGCGTTAGCTTATTACCAGGACTAGGCATATCTAAATTCATATTAGAATAATAGTTCTCAGTTGAAGGAGATACATCAGCTCCTGAGTTTGTAGAGTATTCAGGGTAACTACTTACGTTATTCCTTATGTAGTCTATTAGTCTTTCTCTATAATAACTAGCTGTATTTAAAATCTCCTCTCTAAAATGTTGGGCTTCAGATTCACTTAAAGCATTTCCTGTTTCTGAGGTTTTGGAGAAAATATTACCATTCTCCACTTTAAAACGAAGATAGGGTAAAATGTGATAAAGGCTGTACCCCCCTAACATATCACCAATATAATCATCTACTAAAGTCTTATAAGCTTCATTACCTACGTTTCCAATAGTACCTGCTGTTATTAAGTCTTTAATTTTTTGCGTTAATTGAGTGCCAAGTGCTGTTTCAACATAAAGCTTCTGTGCTTCTCTTACTCCAAAAAGCAATAGACTGTCATCAACATTAAGATTAATAGCTGTGCTTTCTTTTAATTTTTGTTCTGATATAAATAATACGTATGACATAGTTATCTTGGTTCTAAAAATCCGTTATTCTTCATTCTCTTTGGTGGTCTAGCTACTAGATTATCATTCTTTTCAGCAGTAAATCCTTCACTTCTTGCTTTAGTATAAGATATTAATTGCTTAGAAGATATATTACCCTTAGCTCCTCTTAATGATGTTTTGTAGATTTGTCTTAACCAAAAGTGATGACAATTACCTCCTCCTTTGTAGAGTTCGGTTTTTTTAGACTTACAACAATCTTGGTGTTGGTCAGCTAACCATATAGAATAAGTTGCAGCACCTCTTGGTCCCCATCCTGGATTAACTGCAATATTATTAAGTCGTACGATATCTTCTTTTCTGTATATCTTTTTAGCAGCCATCATTAATCTACAAAACTCTCTAGTTTCTCCTTCTTGTTTTAAAAAATTGTCCTTAGTGTACACGTATCTCACTTTGTAAAAATCATTGTCTGACTTGTTAGTACCATCTTGACTACTTCTTGCGTTTGGTCTAGCTGTTCCTGTACTAGCTAATTCTAGCTTTTCATTAGCTGCTTGATTTAAAACTTCTTCAAAATTAAAATCTTGATGTTCTCCATCTACTACTTCTTCTTCTATTAATTCCCATTCTTCAGGCATATCTTCACCACTTTCAGCAATAAACTTTTCTAGTTCAGTTTTCTCAACTTTCATCTCAGTTGCTTCTGAGTGTCCATCACAAGCCATATAAACAGTTTCTCCTTCTAATTCGTGTTCGTGATACCCCTCGCACCCTAAAGTCTTAGCGTGTTCTTCTGCTTCTTCTATGGTGCTAAATACAGGCTGTCCATCTATCATTCCTACTTTAGAAAGTTTTACATCTTGCTCAACAGTAGCTTCATCATCTTCAAGTGGTGCAAGTCCAATATCCTCTCTAATTTCATCTTGTGTCATCACCTCTCTTATTGTCTTAGAATCAAACTGAACTGTAATTGGTTTTAATTGTACAAACTCAACCTCTAAGTCCATATTATTTACTGAGAATATTGTCTGTAAAGTATCTAGGATATTTAATTGGAATGGTCTAACAACAGTATTTAAGTAAAAGTTAGAAGCGTTTATAAGCTCATCTGTGTTGCTTGAGAACCCATTACTACTATCAATGCCCATAAGTGTCTTAGAAGTCACCCTATGACCTGTGAGGATGTTCTGTACTAATAGTTCTTGTAGAGCCAAATACTGCTTGTCTGCATCAGATACACTTATTGGTGTTATTTCAGGTGTTCTAGTTTTATCATCTGAGAAAGTCAATATAAACTTTCCTGAGTTTTTAGCTCCTGTAAATTTCTGTGCTAAGCTTTGTTCTATCTGTCTGCGTTCTTCGGCAGTTGGTACTCCGTTAGCAAAGCTAATAAAGTATGAACCACTAAATCCGTTCTCTATATTATTTAAGTGAAACTCAGCAACCCTTTGATCTACTAACGCCCAATTACAAGCAGCTAAGTAGTCAGGAGTATGATATATGTCCATATTAGGACTATAAGAACCTGTGTATAATAACTGACTACCTGCTGTTCTATCATTAGTATTAAAAGCTGCTATTGGGTAAGGTTTGTGGATTCTAGTGTTACCCCAATCTGCACTAATAAAATAAGTATCTACTTGTCCTAATTCGTTTGGTCGCCCTGCTCTAACTCTCTCAACAGGTACGTGATAAATTTCAGCAATTTCAGTTCTCTCTCTATTCCATATAATGTGTAAAGCATAAGCACCCTGGAGCTTAAAATCAAAAGCTACTTTCTTTATTACTTGGTGTAAACTTTCTTTAGAATTTGCATTACGCATAAACTTCTTGAGCTTTACATAAGCTTCTAAATTTACATCTTCATTAGTTGCTATTAAATCTTCTCCTGCTATCATTTCAGCAGTTCCGTTTATTATTGCAGCGTGAGTGGAAGAATTGTAATATAAGTCAATTAAGAACTGAGGATATAAGTTTTTCCAATCATCAGTACCATATTCTATATAGTCCCTACCTCTTACCTCTTGGATAATAGGTGCTGTTGAAGTTTCTAAGTTTACTGAAATTATGTTATCTTTCATATTATAGTAGTGAGTTTAAATACACATAGTTTTGTTTTCTTTGAACTGAGGTTAATACAGTATCTTTATATATTAAAAGATTTTTTATAACACCTTTGAATTCGTTAGCATCATCTGCTCCTGCACCTATATTGTTAATAGTAAAAGCATCAGGATCAGTATTTGCTGTGCTTCCCCAAGTCTTATCTTCATAAGTTCCTCCGTGAACATAACAAGCCAAATTTCCTGTTGCTCCGTTAGATCGTTGTATTGTAACAAAGTAATCTGTATTTATAGCAATTACATCAGAAGCTTCCGTAAAGTTTTGGTTACCTGCACCACCTATTTTACATCTAAACCCTGCGGCACTATTAATTCTAAAAAAATTATTAGTATCTGAACCATAGACAGCTCTAGTGCTTAAATCAGTAAAAACAACGTGAGCCATAATACTAAAATTTTTATTTGCGTTAATAGAAACATCTGAAGCCATATCTAGCCATTGATTCCCACCAAAAAAGCAGTTAGGTTTTGTTCCTGCAGGTGCTAGTCCATAAGTATTCCATCTTGGTTTATCATCTGTATCAGTTTGCGTTGCGTTATTAGAGCCAACTATATCTAGCCATTGATTGATTCTATCATCTATATCCATATTACCCTGAGTGGTTGAGTGAGATACAGCACCACCTGAAGCATCTTGGTCAGCAGTTATTTTAGTTTGAAATTTCCACCAATTAGATAGCCCTCCTATATCCGTAGGAGCAAATCGGCTGTGCTTAATATCAGGTAAGCTTAGTCCTAGTCTTTGTACTAACATATCTTATGTAGTTACTCCTTCGTGATAACCTATTCCAATCCCACTAGTCAAAGTGATAGCAGTTACGTTCATAAACAATGTTGTTCCCGCAGGTAGAGTTGTTTCTAAATTAGATTCACCTGTTGCATCTGCTACTGTTATTGTTGCTACTACACTCTCAACAGGAAAGTAAACACAATACCAATCCTTACCTGTTTGTGCTGCTGTTGTGAATATTTCGGTGCTTCCGTTTTTACCTAACTGCTCGGTTAGGAGTTGTTGTACATTTTCTATTGCCATAATTTTTTATTTTTATCCTGTGTAAATATAATTTGATTGATTTATTTCTGCTGTTATAACGGCAGGAGCAGTAGGAGTACCACCAATTGTAACTGATGGATTTTCCGTATATCCACTTCCTGCGTTAGTTATTGTTACTGTATCTATTGCTCCACTACCATTTATTGTGCAAGTAGCTGTTGCTGTTGTTATACCCCCTGCACTTATTGTAAGTGTCGGAGCACTTGAATATCCTGAACCACCATACTCAATAGTTAAAGATTGAACGCTTTTAGCTTTCTGAGTATATGTTACTTCTTCTGTTCCTACTTTTTCTTCTATATACATTTTACCTTTCGTTACCTCTCCCTGAACCACCCCTAAATCATTTGCAGCAGGGTTAAATACAAAATCTTCTGTTGGTGGCATATTATTTGAATAATAAGTTGTTTCTCCGCCTGTTGGAATAGTTTGCCAAATAACCTCAAATACTTGGTATTTCCAATATCCTGCTGGTAGTAGATTAATTCTGCCTACATAGACATTAGGTGTAGCGTTGTATAAAAAATTGAACTCGCCATATCTTTCAACAACTGTTGATGAGTATGGATAAGCATATTGTACCTCTCCTGTCATATCATTAGTAAACTTAAATAGGTATTTAATATCTCCTCCTGAAGGTACAGTGCCTATGCTATTATCCTCAACTTGTATATTAGCTTGTAAGTTTGTTTTAGTAAAACCTTGTATCATATATAATATAATAGAAAAGTTAAGTATTTATTGTACTAATAAAAGAAAAGAGGACTAAAAGCCCTCTATTTCTAATATATATAAAACCTACTAATTAAGATTATGAAGTAGTGATTGATACGTTAGTAAAAGCTGCGTTATCAAATGGGTTAGTTGTGTAATCTGCTACCATTGGGAAAGGAGATTGCTCCAAACCATCAAATGTTAGATTATATCCATTTCTATCACCCCAAGCTGCACCTGTTGTAACAGTACCTGCGTTCATTTCCATTCCATTAACAACCCCCATACCAATTATAATGTCGTGTCCGTTTGCTAATTGTTGGTTAAGTTGGCAAAAGATAACTGTTTTAGTTGCTCCTAAAAGCTTAATTTCGTGTTGATCTTCTTTTGATAGTCTGTTGAAAATAACCTCAACCGTTGGAGTGTAAAAGATAGTTCCGTTCTCACGACTACCTACAACAGTATCAAGTGCTGAAGCAACTCCCAAAGGCATAGTGTATCTGTATAACCCTGTTCCTGCTCCCATTTCAATATCTGTTATTTCACCATTAACTACTGTTATTCCTACATCTTCAATAGGAGCTGTAAATTGGTCTAAAACTCCAAAGTAAACATACTTAATTCCACCTGAGATTCTGTTACAATCAACCCCCCTACCTTTTGTTAAATTTGT